TGACCGATGCCGGTGTACGGGCCGCGCGCCGAGGGCGAGTGGTCTTCCCCCATCATCGGGACGATCGAGAGCGTGCGTCGCGTCGAGGGGGAGGACGGTCGCTCCGACCTGCTCGCCACGATCGCCTGGTTCCACGACGGGGAGCCCACCGGCCAAGGGCTGTGCGCGCAGGTGGACGCCGTGCAGTCCGACTACGAGGTCACCGGCGACTCCTCACCGATCCTCACCGGCGGGCGCATCCGTGCCGCCTTCATCGGCCTGCCCGCGTGGCCCGACACCCTGATCGGAAGCACCGCATGATCGACGACTCCGAACTCCTGGCCCTGTTCGACGCGGCCATCGCTGACGCTCCCACCTCCGAGAAGATGGCGGCGGCGGAAGCCCGAGCATTGCGGGTCATCTACGACCGGGCAGTCGCCGACGCGGCGGAGGCATGCACCCGTCAGACCCAACTGGCCGCGTACGTCGGCGCACGTCCGAGCGACTTCGCCAAGGCCGTGATGTCCTGCGCCGCCGCAGTCAGCGCACTCTCCTCGACCGGGGGTATCGTCCCGCCACACATCACCGACCGCATCCCCGGACACGAGGACGACCAGCCGTGAGCGACCCCGCCGCCGTACTCTCCCTCCTCCAGGAGCGGGCCAGCATGAACCGGATCGGCACGTCCATGTGGCGTGAGACTGACCGGGACATCCTGGCGATGCGTGCGGCGGCGGAGGTCATCGCTGGACTCCTCGACGAGCCCGAGCACTACCACCGCCCCGGCTGGGTTTGCGGTGCGTGTGGTCAACTGACGCCGCGCGCTCAACCGATCGAGCCGTGCACGACTCCAGGGTGCCCCGGCGATGGGCGGTACGGGGCTCCCGGCAGGGGTCACGTCGAGGGATGCCGGTTCCCGCTCGCCCCCGGCGAGTAGCCCGAACCGCGCGTAGACTCCCACCATCCCCGACGACATCCCGAGGAGCATCCAGTGACGACCGTCCAGCCGCCCAAGACCCCCGCCCGGCGGCGCATCGGCCAACAGTCCACGATGACCCCCACCCGGCTCGGCGGAGTAGCCAGTGCGATCCTCCAGGGCGATTCAATCAAGGCGTCCTGCCACTCAACGCTCGTCCCCGAACCCACGTACCGCACCTGGGTACAGCGAGGCGAAGCCGCCATCGTGCAGGCACGCACCCTCCTCGACACCGACGACGTCGAAGGCCGCGTGTGGACGTGGGTGGAAGACGGCGGCGGGTTCGGCACCTGCGACGCCCGCGCCTGGTACTGGACAGCCCCCACCCCCCGCTGGTGGCCCCGCGACCTCAAAGAGCGATGGGCGCACGTCGTGTTTGTCATGGTCATCGCCTACGCGCGTGCGAGGAGCGAGCAGGTTTACCGGGCCTCCGTGACCAAAGCGGCGCAGGGTGATCCCCGTAATGGCGTGGCGCCGGACTGGAAGGCGGCGCAGTTCATGCTGACCCATTCGTTCGGCTGGCGGGACTCCTCCAGGCTCGAACTGACCGGGGCTGACGGCGGGGCGATCGAGTTGTCGGCATCCCAGGATCAGGTGCTCACCGCCCTGGCGGCGCTCGCACAGAAGCGACGTACCCTGCAACTCGACGAGTCGCCGTGACGGTCTGCCGGTGCATCTGGGACTGCTCCCACGCCTGGTGCGGGTGCCCCGTCGGCCACGACATCCGGTGCGTCTGCGGCGTGCGTCCCCGAGACTGCCCCGTTCACCTCGACGGGCCTGTAGATGGCTAACGTCTGTTCGGATGCCGGGCCTCTCGGTGCTACCGTTCGCCACCCTGGACCGGTCATCGCGTGGCACCGAGACGGGTTCATGTTCCCGACGTGGTTGCATGATGGACTCCTCCAGAACCCCGACGACCGAGCGCGTCGGTTCGGCGAGTCGATGCTCCCCGTGCATCCCCTCCTGGAGTGGTCGGTCGAGGATGAACTGCGGTTCGGCGCATGACTGACACGAGCAACACGTCGACCGTCCTCGAATACCTCCTGGGGGCTCCTGAGAGCGAGCAACGGAACATCCTGGACTCTCACCCCGAAGCGGGGCCGATCATCCTCCAGGAGGCACTGAGGCAGTTGGCGAGCGCATCCCCCCTGGGGCTCGCCGCAGTGATCGACGAGGGCCACCGTGACCTGCCCCACCTCGACTACCTCGACGCCCGCCTCACCCGATCGGTGCAACGCGTCGAACGGGGCGAGTCGGTGTTCCTCCGTATCAGCATGCCGCCGCGATCCGGCAAGTCCGTCACGACCTCCGAGTACCTGCCGCTGTGGCTGTTGTCCCGACACCCCGACTGGCGCATCGGTCTGATCAGCCACTCCCCCGTGCTAGCCGCAGGGTGGGGCCGGGCGATCCGGCGCATGGTCGAGGACGACCGGTCCAACCTGGGGCTCAGCGTGGCCCGCGACGCCGGGTCCGTCACCGACTGGGAGACGAGCGAGCGCGGCGGCGTCAGTAGCCGGTCGGTCGGCCAGTCGATCACCGGTCGAGGGTTCAACGTCATGATCGTGGACGACATCGTCAAGGATTACGCCGACGCCGCGTCCGAGACGAAACGTCAGGCACTCCGAGACTGGTGGCAGACCACCGCCCGCACCCGACTGGAACCCCCGAGCCTCGTCATCGTCATCGGCACACGCTGGCATGAGGACGACTTCACCGGGTGGGTCGACACGGCAGGCGACCCCTTCGACGTGATCACCTTCACGGCCATCGCCGAGGAGGACGACGCGTTGGGCCGACGTGCAGGCGACCCACTGTTCAGCCCGTTCATCGACGAGACACGGGAGGAGGCCATCGCCCGCTGGGCCTCCACAGAGACGGCGGTCGGCCCGTACGCGTGGAGCGCACTGTACCAGCAGTCGCCGCGTCCCCCCGGAGGGACCATCTTCCAGCGCGGCTGGTGGCGGTACTGGACCCGGAACCCCGAGTTGGTCAGCGACAACGTGGTCCTGTTCCGCCCCGAGGACACCGTCGGCCTCACCTGGCTCGACTCCTGGGACGTGGCGATCGAGGAGAAGGAGTCCTCCGACTACACCGTCGGCCAACGGTGGTGCCGAGACATGAACCAGCGGAAGTTCCTCGTCGCACAGACACGAGAGCGCACCGAGTTCACCGACACCCTGATCACGATGCGACGGTGGGCGGAACCCGAGTCGGAGCACGGCACCGGCAAGCACGTCTACCGTCGGCTCGTGGAGCGCGCCGCCAACGGGTACGCCGTTATCTCAACCCTCCAGAAGGAGTTGAACGGGATCGAGGGCATCGTCCCCAAGGGGAGCAAGGAGGTCCGTGCCCGAGCGATCACCCCGGAGGTCGCGGCAGGCGAGGTCTACCTCCCGAACCCCCTGGAGCCCGGCAACGAGTGGGTGCACCAGTACCTCGACGAAATGGCGCAGTTCCCGACCGGCAAGCACGACGACCAAGTGGACTCGACCTCAATGGCCCTCATGCATCTGCGGGTCAGTGGCGGGGCGCACATCCAGAACCCCGGCGACCGCGTGGCGCCTCTCCCCTCGACGGCGTCGCGCGTGATCGGTGCCGCGAGGACCGGGGTCCGTCGATCAGCCGGTGGTTAGCGGCTAGTCCTAACCTCGGTTACGTTGGTGGTATCACCTCGACCACCCCAACCGAAGGGCACATCATGCAGGCTCGCACCTCCACCACCATCCAGACCTCCCCCGGCGTCCACCGCCGGGCCGTGCGCCTCACGGTGCCCCACGCAGGCAACGGGTACACCGCCCTCCACAAGGTGCTGGCGACCGGGTGGCTCCGCCGCGTGGAGGTCACGCGGTAACCCGCCCGTGGTATTGACAGCCCCCGAACAACAGTTAGGTTTCGTGGTATGAACACCGACCCCAGAGACATCGTCAGCACCATCGCCCTCCCCGGACCCACGCCCGCACAGCAGTCCCTCATCACGTGGTACGTGCAGGCCCAGGGTGGGTGGGGTCGCGGCATGGCGGCGGAAGCCCGACGACTCGGAGTGAACCGGGCGTGGGTCGCCGACCAGGCCAAGCGCCGTGGTCAGCAGTAGCCCGAACAACAGTTAGGTTTCGTGGCATGAACAACACCCGCCAGTCCACCTACATCGCCCTCATGAACCGTGCCGCGACCGGGGATCACGACGCCGCCCGCCGCCTCCTGGAGGGCGGGTGGCTCCCAGGGCTCCCGACCGACGAGGGCCAGCGGGTCCGCCTGATCGACTACGCCCGTTCCGTCGGCTACGGAGCCATCGACCCGAACCGTGGTTAGTCAGCGGGCGCACAGCCTGCTAGACTATTGGTATGACACAGAACCTCTCCGACGCGGAACTGAACCGCGCCGTGAACGCCGACTTCGCCAGCCTGCTCGCCCGTGAGCCGAAGGCGGAGCGCACCCCGACCCCACAGCCGACCGGCGACGAGCCGATCCACCCCTCGATCGCCTGGAGCCTCGTGGTCGAGTGCCCCATCTGCCACGCGGGACCGGACGTTCGTTGCTTCCGCCCCTTCGGTGGGAGGCCGATGGCGGGCCTGCATGGGGACCGGACGACCGAGGCCCGCCGACAGGGCCACCGCCCGCCGGTGGTCAAGTAGCGATCGACCTGCTCGTTACGCTATAGGTATCACCCCAACCAACCAGAAAGGCAAGCCGATGACCACCATCACCCCCACCGCCCAGTCCACCCTGACCGTCGGCGACGGCGTCACCCTGAACTACCCGCAGGACGCATACGGGTACGTCGTGACGCGAGTGAGCGCATCCGGGAAGACCGCATGGGTCAAGCCGCTCCGCACCGTCGACCTCTCGACCGGCCACCAGCCCGCCCGCTACGACGGCCCGTTCCCCGTGTGGACGCACCGGTACACCCCGGAGGAGTGCGAGTCGATGGTCCGCGCCGATGCCCCGGAGACGAAGATCGTCAAGTCGGTGCACGGCGGGTGGGTCAACCGTGGCTCTCACTTCTCCGCCGGTGGCGCGGTGTATCACCGGAACTTCTCCGACTGATCGTCAGCGAGCCCGCCGTCCTAACCCTGGTTAGAC